GACATCCAAATCTTCTATGTCAGTCTTATCCCGTTCGTCAGAGGCAATCGTCCAATCTACTTGAATGTGAGCGTGTGTTACATTCTCATCGCCTAGACAAATTTGATTGTCGCCTGTAGTAATAGCACCACCGGGACTACCTGATATCCCAGCTTCATACCCGATACATGTATTATTATCACCTGTCGTGATCGCATTTCCCGAATCATCGCCCAAAACAGTGTTCGAGTGACCTTCCGTGATGGCTGCACCTGTATTAGTTCCTATACTAGTATTCGAGTGACCACCTATTACAGAACCGAGTGCGGAATTACCTACAGCGACATTGTATTGCCCGGTAGTACACGCATCTAAAGCTGTGGCTCCAATAGCTACATTTCTATCGCCCGAGGTCATTACTAGACCTGCGTTATAACCAACTGCTACGTTGTAATCGCCTGTGGTGGCAGCATTTAATGAAGAAGAACCAACGGCTGTACAGCCTACAGCTCCATTACTACCCTGCATAGAAGCATTGCCGATTGCTGTATTGTAAGAATCTGTCGTGTTACCTGATAAAGCATAATATCCAACACTGGTGTTGGATGCGCCTGTGGTATTTGCATCTAAAGAGTTATAACCCACTGCTACATTACCAGTGGCTGATGTGTTAGCTAATAAAGCATTTGTACCGAGAGCGACATTATTAGCCCCCGAGGTGTTGGCTGTTAAAGCGTTATGGCCAACAGCTATATTATTTCCTCCGTCCAAGCAAGCTGTCAATGATAGATAACCAAGTGCTGTATTATAACTACCTGTAACACTTGCTCCTAAAGCAGATTTACCAATCGCTGTATTACCCGCTGTTGTAGTAAGATTAGCTAAAGCACTAACCCCCATCGCTGTATTATTAGCACCTGTGGTAAGATCTTGCATACAAGCATAGCCAACAGCAGTATTATCAGCTCCTGTTGTATGTACAGAAAGTGCGTCTCTACCAACCGCAGTACACCAACTGCCTGTAGTTGTAGCTGACATAGCACCGTAACCTAAAGCAGTATTATGAGAGGCTGTGGTACTAGCGTCTAAAGCTAAAGAACCCACCGCAGTATTTGCTGCGCCTGTAGTGTTGGCTCCTAAAGAAGCGTAGCCGACTGCCGTGTTGTCAGCTGCTGTCGTGTTAGCGTCTAAAGCATAAGCACCCACAGCAGTGTTTGAAGCGCCTGTGGAGTTAACCAGCAAAGCACTGGAACCCACGGCAACATTATTACTCGCTGTGGTTGTTGCTCCTCCAGCGTTGTCTCCGACAAATGTGTTGTCAGCCCCAGTGGTCACGGCATCGCCTGCCGCGTTACCGACCAAGGTGTTCTCAGTTCCTGTGCTAACAGCCACGCCTGACTGATAACCCACCGCCGTATTGTTATTACCCGTAGCAACCTTCAACGCCTCAAATCCAACGGCAGTACCCGTAGTACCTGTGGACATTGTGAGCAACGCTGATGATCCAACCGCTGTGTGACCTGAAGCTGTGCTAACAGCGCCACCTGCGTTATCCCCAATAAACGTGTTATCGGCTCCCGTTGTCACTGCGTCACCCGCAGCATTACCAACTATAGTGTTCTCTGTGCCTGTGCTAACAGCAACCCCCGCTTGGTAGCCCATTGCACTGTTATTGTTCCCTGTAGCCACCTTGAGGGCTTCAAAACCTACCGCAGTACCCGTAGTACCTGTGGACATTGTGAGCAGTGCGGAAGAACCCACCGCTGTATGACCCGATGCAGTAGACACTGCGCCACCTGCATTGTCTCCGACAAAAGTGTTATCTGCTCCAGTAGTGACCGCATCGCCTGCGGCATTACCCACTATCGTATTCTCAGTTCCTGTACTGACCGCAACTCCAGCCTGGTATCCAACCGCACTATTATTATTCCCTGTAGCCACTTTTAATGCTTCAAATCCTACGGCAGTTCCTGTTGTGCCTGTAGACATGGTAAGCAAAGCAGATGAACCGACTGCCGTATGCCCCGAAGCTGTTGTAACGGCTCCTCCCGCGTTATCCCCAACGAAGGTATTATCTGCTCCGGTGGTCACTGCATCACCCGCAGTGTTTCCGACTATGGTGTTTTCAGTTCCTGTACTGACCGCAACTCCCGCCTGATAGCCTACTGCGCTATTATTATTTCCTGTTGCTACCTTTAGTGCTTCAAATCCGACTGCCGTTCCAGTGGTTCCAGTAGACATTGTTAGTAGGGCAGAAGAGCCTACTGCGGTATGGCCTGAAGCTGTAGTAACGGCTCCCCCGGCATTGTCACCCACGAAAGTATTGTCAGACCCCGTGGTTACCGCGTCACCGGCTGCATCACCCACCGCTACGTTGTCCGTACCGGATGAATTTGCCGTAAGTGCCGCCGTACCGACTGCCACGTTATTACTCGCAGTTGTCGAAACCAGTAGAGCGCCAGAGCCAATGGCTACGTTCGATCCACCCGTTGTAATGGCTCCTGCCGCGTTATCACCTACCGCAGTGTTGTCTGTGCCAGAAGTCACTGCATCAAGCGCGGCCTCGCCGATAGCGACGTTATCCGTACCCGTTGTTAGGGCTGTGCCTAAGTTGCCGCTACCCAAACCGACATTACCTGTACCGCCTGTGAGGTCGAGTACATCGGTAACTGCCGCACCTGAACCTGCACCGTCACAAACGACCGTCTTAATTCCGCCGTTAGGGATAACGACGTTCGCGCCCGTACCTTGTGAGATCGTGACTTGATATCCAGCACTGTTCTGAATCACCCAAGTCTTATTAACCGTGTTGGGTGCCAGAGTAACTGTGTTGGTTGCCGTGGTAGAACCCGTCAGGGTTAACGAATAAGCTCTTACTGCATCAGCAGCACCATCTGCCATCGTGATGGTGTGCGTCGTGCCTGTAATTGCTTCTGAACCACTGCCCCATGCCTCGGCTATCAACTCGAGGTTAGTATTGGTAGTAGCGCCCCAGGTCCCTGACTGTTCACCTGTGGCAATTTCTTCTAGCCTTAAATCGTTTACATATGAGCTTGCCATAATTTTTTCCTACGCAGCTATATCTTCCCAATCAGGAGATTGTGAAGGAGTAACCTCTGACCAAGAGGGGGATTGTGATGGTGTAGTAGCCGACCAAGAAGGCGTCTGATCCGGTATAAGGTTCCCCCAAACAATGACACTGGAAAGTTCTGCTGTGGCAGCAACTCCCGTAACCGTGTAGTTAGAGTCCCCTCCCGTAACAGCATTTCCAACCCCACCCGTAAGTGCGTCAGAAGTAACATCAATCGAGTTATTGGTAATAAGCGAAATACTACCAAGGGCAGTAGTACCAGCCGAGCCAGTAGCAGTGACGTTAGCGACACCAGTGACAGTGACAGAACCAAGGCCGGAAGTGGCCGCGTTTCCACTAGCTGTGACTCCCGCTGCCGCAGCGATCGTAACTGAGCCGAGGCCCGCGGTCCCCGCATTGCCTGTAACAGTGACTCCTGCTGCCGCTGCAACAGTGACAGAACCGAGAGCACTGGTGCCTGCATTACCTGTGACGGATACAGTGACATCAACGACGCCGCCCCAGGTGGACGATCCCCATGTGCTGTATCCCCAAGTACCTGCCATAATTTAATCACTGTATTTCGTTACGCAATTCTTATGATCGCATTCGATGCATCTGCAGCGGGGAAGGTGATTGTGAAATCACCTGCCGTCGAAGTTTTGTCCCCACCAAAAGCCAATACGGCAACCGCCCTATCAGCAGAGCCCGCTGTTGTACTACTATTATAAATCACTGCTCCGTTGGCCGTGATTGTTGAACTAGACCATGTGCTATCCGCAAAATCGGTCAATGCGGTCGTTCCAGATGCGGAAGGGTCAACATTGGTGAGAGTGTTCCCTCCCGCCGAATAATTTGTCCCGGAAACCTCGTTGGTGCTGGAATAAGCGGTTGTTGAGGCCGCTAAAGTGGCACTTGAGGTGTAGAGAGCAATCTTAAACGTATTACCCGTACCCGTCGTTGTAGTCGTGCCGCCACCTGAGCCGTTGTGAAAGTTGTGTATGCCCTGCAACAGCTCACTCTTGAAGGAGGTACACATTGCCTGAGTTATAGCCATTACAGCCTCCGTAAAATTTCGGCCATGTCCTCATGGCCTTGTTTATTAAAAAGATTATATAACGTAGTTCGATCGCTATTTATCGCATCTTTACAAGAAGCTAAGATAACATGGTAAACCCGGCTCTTAAATGCCTCTGCCTGGGCTTTGACCATAGGATCGGCCCCCTCTGAAACGGCGACTATTTTACGAACTGCGCGCTCCGCAATCTCTTCCGGGGTAAATCCACGGTATTGCGTGGTTTCCACCCCCACACCATTAACCTCTGCCTTAACCTCAACTGAAAACATGTTATTGCTTTGGCCTCACTACCATTCCGGCTCTGTATTGGTCGGTGACTTCCTTTGATTCACCGAGCATCTTGACAGCCACCATCGCTTCGCTGAATCGTTTTTCGTATTCCTGCATCAGGTCCGGCTCACCTTTCATAAAGGTGTAGGCTTCTATAAGACACCCGTACAGCATTGCCTGCGTGGCATTGAGGCTTAACCACGTAGTCCCATCACTAGACCCCGCAGTTAAACTGGCGGGTCTATAAAAATAATGAAGCTCCGAGGTGTAAGAGCTGTCCGGCGTCGGTCCAAGGATAAAATTATCCACATCAAACTGAGCATAGTACCGAGGGCTGCCCGTGGTACTGCTGTTAGGATTAAATGTCTGAACAAAGTTAACGTCCTTGAAATCCAAGAAATTCTTGACGCTGCTAGACGTATAAGAAAGAGAAAACGGCGCCAGGAAATCACTCGGGCAAGCCAGATATTGATTAGAAGAAGCCATTGCTCCCGATACGTTCTTACGGAACAGGCTCAATTCCGCATTCTTCAGAATTCGCTCTTCCGCGTTCTTTATAAAAATGTCTAAATTATTGGTAAACGTGGTTTCATCGTTTTCCGTGTAATTCTGGATAGCCGTCTTCAATGTGGCGTAGGTAAAGCTCATGTCGTAGTCACCGTGACCTGTCCAACGACGGCAAAGGCCCTTATCGGAGTAAAGGTCTTCTCAGATAATAAAGGTGTGTCTACATAGACCACTACGGGCTCCACTCGATCGGGCCTGGGGTCCTTCAGCGCCTGCGGGTCAGTTACCTTGCGAAACGGGCCTAGCTGCGGTTGTTTAGGCTCATACTCGTCCGGCCCCACCAGCATTCCTGTCCATTCCTTACGCATCCTGTTCAAACGGTAGCGGAACCCTGACCGGTCTGAGATCCCGTAAGCGCGTTTACCTGCTGCATATTTAGCCATAACCAAGGCCCGGAGTTATGGTCAGGGACGCCCGATCGCGGTCTTCTTCCATCGCACGGTTGAATTCTTCGTTATAAATGGCCTTCAACAA